AAGACGGTGCCGGTCGACCCGGACCCGTTCGACGCGTCGACGAACAGCGGAGCCCTCGGTGTCTCGATGAACTCGACTCCGGCGAACCGGCCGATCGAACCGTTCCAGATCCGGTCAGCCGCCGAGTACCCCGCCGGGGTGACCCAGCCCTGGACGCCGGTTTCGGCCATGAGGTCGACTGCGGTGTCGGGGTGGACGAACCCGAGGTAGGTGGAACCGTTCCAGCCCTTCGAGTTCGCGCCGCGGAGTTTCGCGGCGATCTGCCGGACCTTCGCGGCGGTGATGTTCGTCGCTGCGCCGACCGTGGTCCGCGATGTCGCGGCGCCGCCGTACACGACGTTCGTCCCCGCGACCAGCTGGTCGCGGAACAGGGTGTCCTGCGAGATCCCGGCGTTGAACCCGATGAGGTTCGCAACGTCGGGGTCGGGGCCGGGCATCTGGAACGCCAGGCCGCGGTACTTCTTCGTGGTCCGGGCGACGTTGCCGTACTCGTTGAGGGTGACGGTCTTCGTGGTCGGCGTGACCGACGTGGTGTCCGGGTCGGTGAGCTCGTTCAGCGGGGTCGTCGCGGCGGCCATGTCCGGGTAGAACGTGAACGTCACCGGCGAACCGGGCATCGCGAGGACCGATGGTTTCACCGTCGCGATCGGCACGAAGTACATCTCGGGCCGCAACGCGAAGTAGGCGAGACGGTCGTACGTCGTCTTGACGAACGCCGCCAGGTTGGTGGTATTGAAATCGGAATCGGCCACTGCACCCTCTCGGTGAACCCCTTCCCTCTGCGGGCGGGGACAGTTAGGTCACGGAGGGCAGACGGTTAGGAGTCGTAGATCGCGAGGCCGTTGGTGTGGAGGATCTGTTTGATCTCATCCGCCGATTTGGCTTCGTTGACCTGTTTCGTCACCGAGTCGATGACGGCGAGGTCAGACGGCGCAGTGGCCCCTGAGGTTGCATCTCGGATGCGGGTCAGGGTTTCCCGTTCGTCCTGCGGGGTGGTGCGTTCCTGGTTGAGGACGCCCCAGTCTTCGGTTGCGGCTTTGAGGACCGCTTCCTCGGACAGGTCACCGTCGTAGTGCTTGCGGAACTGTGCGCCGGGTCCCTTGTCGGGGATGCCGATCTTCGCGAACAGAGACTCCCGTTGACCTTGGGCGAGTTGGGCTTTGAGGGCTTCGTTTTCCGCTTCGACCTGTTTGGCCTTTTGGCGGAGTGCTCGAGCCCAGCCCGGTTCCGGCTGGTCCCCGGCTTGGGGGTCCTGCTGGTCGTCGACGGTCTGGTCGTCTGCCATTGGATTCGCTCCTGCTCCGTGTCACGACTCCCCGGAGGCAGCGGGAGTCGGCGGTTCGACGGCGGCACAGCACACCCGGTCGGCTGGGGCCAAGACTCAAGCTCACCCAGCTGCGGGGCCGAAACCACTTGCCGGGAAGCATGACAGGAGTCGGGTTCCCTGTCAAGGACCTGCTAGTTTGACGTCCCGACGGAGCAAGCTCCTCGCTTGCCCACACGGCCCCCGACCATCCCCCCTCCGGTCGGGGGTCGTGTCGCGTCACCTCGGAGTAGCCGCCCCCGACCCGAACACGCCGCCCTGGCCCATCAACGGGCCGCCGCCCTCTTGGAACACCGACGTCCGCTGCGCCGCACGACGCTGCAACTCCGCAGACGACGCCGCATCACCCGCCACGAACCCCAACTCCGACTGTCGGGTCATCCCCGGCGTCGTCTCGCCCTGCAACTGCTGAGTCACCTCACGGTTCTGATACAGCGTGTCGAACCCCGACTGCGCCTGACCCGACGACACCCCCTGCCCGTACAGGCCTTCCGCTTCCGGAGCGGTCAACTGGCCGAACGACGCCCGCTTCGCGTTCGCCGCGATCTGCGCCGAAGCGAACTCGCGCTGCACCGCCGGCAGACCCGTGTTCGGATCCAACGCGAACGCGACCAAGGCACCCGAGTTCAAGCCGTACAACTGCTGCAACTGCTGCACCGCGTCGGAGTGCTGCGACACCAGATTGTCGGCCAACTGGACGCGCTGCCCGAGCTCGTTGATCGACACGTCCTTTGCGATCAGGTTGTTCACGTCGACGAAGTTCGCGGGGATGCCGTACTGATGCTCGAGCGCCAGCGCTTGGGACTGGTAGTTGAGGATGTCCTGTACCGACACGGGTGGGAGGCCGGCTTTCTCGCGGGCGAAGATCGCCGAGTATTTCTGTTGGAACTCCGGCTGGTCGCGGAGCCACAGGAGGATCTCGTCCATTGATTTGCCGTCGAGGAACAGTTGGTAGGCGGGGCCGGAAAGGGTGGACAGGCCGTAGTTGGTGAGTAGCGATGTGAGTTGCGCTTTGACTTGGTTCGACGGCGCGTTCCCTGTCTTCGCCGGAGGCGCGGGCAGCGGCGGCGGCGGAGGTTTTGGAATGTCGTTGGTGTTCGCCCACGGGTTCTTCGGATCCCACGCCCCTTGCGGAGCGCCTGGTGGGCCGCCGGGTATGTTCGGGTTGTCCCACTGCTGAACGACCGTCCCCGGCGTGCCGTAGTTCCCCTTGATGATCTGCTGGATCGCCATCCTCTACTTCCTGACGCCGAGTGCTTGGGTGAAGTTGTTGAAGAACGACGCGGCCTGCGCCTGCCCTGTCGCCGAATTCGCGAACGCGTCGGTGTTCCGCGTGTACTGAGTCGCCTCGTCCAACGTCATGGGCCGCAACGTCCCCGTCTTCGGGTCCGGCGTCGAGATGATCTTCTGCCACTGCGGATCGTGCATGAAATCAACCTGGTCGACCGGAGTGTCGGTCAGGTTCGAGATCATCTGTTTGTACGACGAGAAGAAGTCGCCGGGGGCGACGCCCTGGTCGATGTACGGCTTCAACGTCGGGTATTGGCTCAACGCTTGCTGCGCGAACAAGCCGGTCAGAGAGTTTTGGTCGAGTTCCCCGGTGAACAGGCGCCGTGTGTAGTCCTGCACTTGGGCGTCGGGGAGGTCGATCATGTACTTGTTCGCCAACTGGCGGACGTTCATCGAGTTGCTGGTGACCCCGGACGGTTGGACTTCGGCGGCGAGGCCGTCTTTCATTTGCTGCGGTGTGAACCCGCCCCGCCAGTACGACCACGCCAACGCCCCGGCCCGGTCATCGGCGAGCGTCCCGCCGAGGCTGGCGGCCTGCTGTTTCAACTGCTCCTTCAACGTGTTGATGTCTTGGGTGGTCTGCCCCGGGTTGATCGCCTCTTGCGCTTGGCGTTGCCGTTGGACGTCGTTGAGGCCTCGGTACCAGTTCGTCGCCTGCAACTTCGATTCGAACAGTTCCGGCGACCACTGCTCGGTCGCCGCCTGGTTCAACAGGTCGGCGACTTCGGGGACGTTCAGCATCCACAGCGCTGACGGGAAACGCTCGGCGATGAGTTTGCGTACTTCGTCTGTCATGCCGTTGTGCCCTTCGCGCCGATGGTTTGGAGCAGGATGTTGGCGTAGTCGTCGACGCGTTTCGCTTGGACGTCGGTGCCCATGTTCTGCTGGACGTCGGTGGTGGCGAAGTTCGTCGCGTTGGGTGCTTTGATCTCTGTCCCACCGGCGGACCCGCGGATCGAGGCGTCGTATTGGGCGCGTTGCGCGTCGAGTTCCTGCTGCTGGTAGGTCGACACCATCCGGTCGTAGGAGGAGTCATCCATGAAGTTCCCGCCGGTCGCGTTGTACACGGCTTGCTTGAACGTGGCCTTCAAGTCGTCGGGGTTCGTGAGGGACGCTTTGAACGCGGGGATGACCGGCCCCCGGGACGATTTGGTGATGTCGACGAGCGGCGACGCTGCGAGTTCGCCGAGGGCGGTTTGCCAGTCGACGCCGCGGCGGTTCGCGTAGGACAGGACTTGGCTCATCGCAGTGCGGGTGTCGGTGTCGAAGTTCGCGGCAGAGAACTTGGCGAGGAGCCCGGCGTGGACCAACGCCTGTTGGACTTGGAACATCGACTCCTGGGACAGGCCGGCGAACTGGTCGAGCGACGAGTTGTCGTAGCGGGCGTCGACCGAATGAAACGCGGTGGTGCCGTACTGCCCGCCGAACGCCCCCTGCGCTGCCGCGGCTTCGTCGTCGGTGAGGCTGAACTTCGTGCCGACGGTCGCCTGAAACCCGGTGTCGACACCGAGCGGGTTCGCGAGGACGGTCCTGCCGGGGCCGACCTGTTTCCCGGTCGACGGATCACGGTCATACACCGTCACATAGCGCGACGCCGACGCCGACTTGTCGAGCGGGTTCGTCGTCTTCCCGTCGCCGATCGAACCGAGCCCGGCGAGGGCCTGCGCCGCGGGGTCGTTCGGATCAGCAGTCGTAGTGGTCTGATCAGCCACCGGTCACCTACCTTGCTGCCCGTCGGTGACCATCGCCTTGTCGAACTCCGGCAACAGCACCGACTCCCACACTGACTGGAACTCCGGCGACGACGCCGCCAGCTTCGACCCGAGCGTGTACATCGTCCGGCGAATGTCCGCCGCCTGCGCCGACGTCGACCACGACTCGTTCTTCCCCGTCGACGCCGTCGACACTTGCTGCGCCTGGTTCCGGACCCGGAAGTAGTCGCCGAGTGGTTTCGTCAACGGGTTGTCCGCCAACGACGGATCGGTCACCGCGCCTTGCAACTGTTTGATGACTTCGGTCTTCGTGGCTTTCTTCGGCGTCCCCGGCACCTCGTCACCGTTCGCCGAGTACCCCGGGTACTGCTGCTCGAGCTTCTGGCGGAGGTCGTACAGGACTTGGGACTGCTGCGCGTTGAGGGACGCTCCGAGGGTGTTGCGGACCGAGTAATACTTCGCTTCGGCTACCGACCGGTTGGCGAGTTGCATCGCAATGTCGGGGGTGACGGGGAGGCGTTCCCCGGAGGTGAGGCTGCGGTTGTAGGCCTGCTGGTCGAACGCGGCGCCGGGGGTGTGGGGTGCGAAGAAGCCGTACGCCTGCGGATAGGCCTGGTTGACGGTGCCGTGCGTCGCGAGCCAGTCCGCGGCTTCTTTCGTCGGCGGGAGCCCACCACCGGGGGAGACGGTGACGGTCTTGCCTTGCAGCAACGCGAGGGCACCTTGGCCGTGGCGTTGCAGGAACGTCGCCGTCGCGTTGTCGCGGACGTTCGGGTCCGGCGACGACTCCAAGTCGTGGAGCTCTTGCGCCAACACCAACGCGGGGAGGCGTTGCCCCGTCTTGTCTTCGATCGCCCACTGGTACGCGGGGGACGACGGCAGCGTGAACTGGCCCAGGGTGCGGAGGAACGACATCGCCATCGACGTGTGCTTCGCGTCGTTCACGAGGCGGTTGATTTCCTGCGGGTCCGCGCCGGGGCCGGACGTCTTGTACTGCCCGGTCGACGCCAAGTAGTTTTTGGCATCCGCGACCTGGTTGTTCCACGTCCGCGGGTCGGTGCCGCCGTTGACGTTCGCGAGGGTCCGCATCCACGTCGGCAACTGGTCGGCGGTGACCTGTGTGAACAGGCCGCCTTGCGGGTCGCCGCGGGGCAGGATGAGGTTGTGGAGCCAATCCAAGCCGGGGTCGTTGAGATGCTGGAACGTCGCCGCCGTCGGGATCGTCGCCACCGGGCCCAACCCGGGGAGGACTTCCGTGCCGATCGACAGCCCCTTCACGGACGATACGAGCGGGATCGGCGCCCCGCCGATCAGCGACGACAGGTGCGACGTGAGCGGCCACGCGAACACCTCGTTGCCGTTCGTGTCGGGGAAGAAGAACCCGCCCTGGTGGGTCTGCTGGGTGACCGGGTCGTACACGTCGGGGGCGCCGACCACCGATCCGACGTCTGGGGACCGCAACGCACGGAACGCCTCGGACGCCCCGGCGGCGAGTTGCGGGTTGTCGGCCATGAGGCCGCCCCATTTGCGGATGATCTGCCCCCACGCTTCGCCGAACGGGGCGACGACCCGCAACGCGTCGAACAAGGCGTGGCGTTCCGACAGGTTGTGCAACAGCCCTTGGGTGTCGTCGAGCGCTTGCGCGGTGGCGAGATGGTGGGCTTGGTCGAGGGTGAGGTTCCCGTCGCCGGTCCCTGCTACGGCGCGCAACGTCTTCAACTGATCGCCGCCGAGGTTGGCCTTCTCGGCGTTCGCGAGGAACTCGTCGACAGTGTCTTTCGAGAGTTGCGGGGCGAGGGTTTGGGCGTTCTGCCAGTAGAAGTTCCGTGCCGTCGTGGACCGGTTGATGATGTCGTCGGGGTTGCCGAGCAGTTGGGCGAACGCCCACCGTGACGCCGTTTCGAAGATGTTGCGGTCCTGCGCGGTGGGTTCGACGAGGCGGCGCCCGACGATCGCTTGGGTGCGGAAGTTTTGTGCGGTCTGGTCGGCTTCGGTCGATAGCCAGTCTTGGAACAGCGGGTTCGGTTGCCCTTGCCCGTAGTACATGGGGAGGCGGCCGGTGTCGGCGTCGCGGGGGATGAGGTCGGCGTCGCGCATCTTCGCCAACAGGCCGGGGTCGGTCACTTCTACGGACCCGGTTTTGAGGGCGTCGAGGAGGCGCGGGTCGCCTTGGGTGATGATGTGGATGCGTTCGTTGAGGTGGTCGATGTATGCGTCGGCGCCGGCCCGGTCGAGGAGGGTTTGCCCGGAACGGACCCCGGTCAACGGGTTCGCGCCTTCCGGGTTGAGGGCCGCCCACTTCTCGCGCAGCGGCGCCATCTCGTTCCACCAGAAGTTTTTCGCCTGATCGAGCGTGTCGGCTTTCGCCATCATCTGCGTGACCGGATCAACATGCAGGGCGCCCAAATTGCCGTGCCACGCCTCTGTGAACGTCGGCTGCCCATACGTCACGGGGCGGTACCCGTCGAGTCTCTGCGTGTAGTTCACGTCCTGGTAGAGCCGGGCGTCTTTGACGTTCATGGCGTCTTTGAAGTCGTCGAGCATCGAGAACTGCCGGCCCAATATGTCGGACCCGCCGTGCCCCTCCGCCGGGATCAAGTTCAGGGCCTTCCCCAGCGGGCCCCGGTCGGCGAGGGCCGGGTCGGCGATCGCCCACCCCAACGCTTGGATCGGATGCGTGAAGAAGTTCGGCATCGACTGCGTCGCCAAGCGGGCTTGGGAGTCGCCGATGATGCGGATCGCGGTCGCCGCCCGCGTCAACTGCGCCGGTACCCACACGTTCGACTGGATCGCCTCCAACGCCGTCTTCGTCTTGTCAACCCCGGGGATATTGAGGAGGGCTTGGGTGAGGGGGTGGTTGAACGCTTGGCGGAGGTCTTGCGGGTCGGGCATGACGATCTTCCCGCCGATCGTCTCCGCGATCAGATCCGGACGGGCCTTCGCCGGTTGGATCACCTGCGTCGCACCGTCCGCGGCGTTGCCGACGACGGCGCCGAAGAACGAGTTGTTCCGGTTCGCGGCGTCGATGTTGTACATCGTGTCTTCGGCATCACGGGAGATGCCGTAGCCGACGAGGTTGCGGACCGTTTCCGTGCGCTGCGCCAGGTCGTCTTGCATCTGCGACAGGACCCGGTTCTGGACCGGGGTCCGCGATTCCAGGCCGGCGAGCTCGTCGATTTTCGCCTGCAACCCGGACTGTTCGCCGAGGAGGCGGCCGGCGGTGTTGTTGAGGACGTCGCGGACGACTTGTTCGCGGTCTTTCACTGCCAACGGATTCGTCACCATCGGCATCGGGTCGAACGGCCCGAGTTTCGACGCCGCGACGGGGTCGACGGCGGAGAGCGGAAGTTTCGGGTCGACGCCGACCCACCGGTTGAAGAACCCGTCGCGGTCCGCGACTGGCATCTTCGCCTGCTGCATGTACTGGTCGAGCGTCGCCAAGCCCTTATCTGGTTCGGACGGGTCGACGAGTTTGTGGGGGACGAGGCCGCCCAACCGGTCGACGGTGGGGAACTTGTCGGCGATGTCGATACCGAGGCTGTTGCGGAGCCCGCCGACTTGGCCCAACGTGACGGGGACGGTGGACCGCATCCCACCGGCGCCGATGGCGTCGAGCATCGCCGTCTTCGCCGCTTCCGGGGTGGCCGCTTCGGTGAAAGCTTTCAACGTGTCGACGGGGAGTTTCCCGCCGAGGGTGCGTGACAGGTCGCGGGCGTTGTCGGTTTGTGCGATGAAATCGGCGACTTTCTGGCCGTCGCCACCGTCGAGCCACCTGACCGCTGTCGGCAGGTCGAGGGTGGCTCGGGAACCGGGACGCATGATCGCGCCGACCGAATCGAGCGTCCTCGCGATCGGCCCGGCGTCCGCGGCGACGCGTGTCGCTTCGAGGGTCTTGAACGCGTCGGCCGCTTTCGCTGCGGCTTGGGGTGCTTCCGCGATTTTCAACCCGGCGATGTTCACTAACCCGTCGACGAGGCCCGACAGGATCGACGACTCCCTCGACCCGGGTTCGAAGCGGACGAGGCCGGCGACTTGACGGCCGATCGTCGCCGCCGACTGCGACCCATCCGGGTTCGTGATCGTCGGCCCGAACGCCAACTCGGCGTCGTGGCGGAACTGCCCCTCGGTCTTCGTGTCGTTGTTGAAGAACCCCGACCCCTGGTCGAGGGTCCCTTCGTTCATCATCTGCGCCGCCGACGCGGCCACGTCGGTTTGCAAGCCGACCTTCGCGAACTGCATCGGATCGACGGCGCCTTTCAGTTCGCCGAGGATGCCGCCCTGCTGCCAGTTCTGCTGCGCGACACGCGCCGACGCTTGCAACACCTGCGGGACCGCTTTGAACGCCGTGTCCGACGCCCGCACCGCGCCCTTCAGGACGTTCCCGGCGTCGGTCAACGGGTTCGTCGAGTTGAACGTCGACTGGGCCCCGGACAGGATGCTGCTGCCGATGTTGCCCGCCAGGCCGGCGAACCCGGACGGTCCTTCTTCGGTGGCGCCGTCGGGGACGGGGAGGATGCCCTTGCTGGCCATCTTCACGGTGTTCGTCCTCATCTGGTCGACGAGGGGGTTCTGCCCCGGTTGAGGGGTCGACGCGGGGTGGGACGCGTCGATGGTGTCGCCGGGTTGGACGATCCCGCCTGGTTTCTGCGCCTGCGCCGTCAGGTAGTTCGTCGCCAAGTCTTGGACGCGTTGGTCGTTCGGCCCGAACCCCATCGCGGACAGGCCGAACGACATGGCGGGGGGGAGCCATTTGTAGAAGTCGTTGATCGCGACGGCACGCGACACGTCGGCGTCGGACACGTTCGCGACGGCCTGGTCGGCTTGTTGGCGCCGCGACTCGTACTGCTGCATCGCTTGGAGCTCGGCGTTGATGTCGTCGAACATCAGCCGATCCCTTGGCCGAGGTTTTGGGCCATGCGCCACAGGCCGGGCGTGTTGAACTTCCGTGCGATCGCGGCGACCAGGTCGGCGTCGGTCATTTGCCCGATCGACGGGCCGGGGCCGGGGCCGGTGGGGAGGCCGGCGTGGACGGGTTCGTTCGGGAAGTTCGACGGGTCGTAGAGGCCGAGGCCGCCGGGTGGGATCGGCGGCGGCCCTTGGACCATCTGTGGTTGCCCGGCGGGGAGCGCGAGGGGGGATGGTTGCCCCGCGAGGGGCATCTGTTTTTGGGTTTGGGCTTGCGCGGCGGCGTCGCCGTAGGGTTGCCCGGTCGCGGTGCGCACCGGTTGCGCGGCGAGGTCGGTGCGGTTGCTGTACGGGGTCGATGGACTCCCGAGTCGTCGTCCTCCCCGCGGCATCATCCCTCCCTGGTGTTGTCGTAGACGAAGATCCGTTCGCCGAATGTCGTGGATCGGCGGGCGGTGAGGTAGCGGAGTTCGCGGCCGTCGATGACGACGCGGGATTCGTCACGGTTTTCGCCGCCGGGGATCCACACGATCCCGTTGAGCGGTCCCCCTTCGAAGAAGATCGGTTCGGCCATCACGCCACTCCTGACCCGCCGCCGCCTTGGAGAGCGGGGGCGGGGGCGTTGCGGATAAGGCGCCCGGACCGCAACGGCCCGGTGAGCGACGTCAACAGGTCGGAGAGGCCTTGCTGGTCGGGGCGGACTTGGAACTGTCCCGGTGGTTGTTCCTGCCCGGCCCCGGGGGGTGTGATCCCGGGTTGCTGCTCGGCGGGTGTGGGCGCGGGGGTCGCTTGGCGGGCTTGGGCTTCTTTGTGGATTTGCGCGATGGCGTCGAAGACGTCCATGTCGTCGTCGCGGACTAGTTGCGCGAGGCGGGCGAGGTCGGGGAGCTCGAGCCCGGACCCGGGTTGCTGCGCCGATGCGAGCAACGCTTGGAACGTGGCGTCTTCGATGCGTTCGTAGACGATTTGGTCGTGTTCCACTTCGGGGTTTTCGATGATCGGGTTGAGTCGGGCCGCGGAGCGGCGTGACATCATCCCGGCGCCCATCGCTTGCCCGGTCGCGATGGTGACGTCTTGGAGGTCGGCGCCGGGGAGGGGGTAGCGGACGAGGTGTTCGTCGGTTTCGGTCCAGATCCGATCCGGGGTGTAGGTGACGTGGGTGCGGTCACCGTTGAACGCGACGTAAAAGTTTTTGGTCTCGTTCCCCCAGTACGCCTTGTCGATGGCGATGGCGATCTTGTTTTCTTCGTAGAGGGAAGCGGCGAAGATTTCGTGGGCTTCTTGGACGAGGGGGTCGACGGCCGCTTCGATCAGGCCGGACAGGGTCCGCCCGGTGCGGACCGACGCGGGTGCTTCGCCGGACACGGACGCGGGGATGCCGGCTTCGACGCGTTGGGCGCGTTCCATCCGGTCGATCGCGTTGTCGTTCATGTTTTGCGGGTCGATCGTGACCCGGTCGAAGACGCCGCCGCGGACGATGCCGACGACGCCGGTCATCCCGTCGGCTTGGACGAGGACTTCGGGCATCTCGTTCGGGTCTTTCGCGACGAGCCATTCTTGTTGGAACACCGCTTTTTTCTTCGCGATGAGGCCGAGTGCTTGGAGTTCGCTC